CTAAAAAAATAATAACAGACATAATTGATATGGATGCTATTAAAAATAAATTGGTTGAAAAACTTTATTCTATTAATGAAAAAGCAACAGCAACAGAATTATATGCTTATGTATATAGTGCGGGAAATACTTTTATTGCTTCAAATTTAGAAGTTAGTAAAGACAATATTACTTTTGGGAATACAGCAACAAATGATTATGATGAAAAGTTTATTATTAGTGCTGTAAATATAGCAATTACTGAGGTATGAAATGAGTGATTATATTGTTGGAAATGTATCAAATTTAATTATCCAATACGGGCAAAAATCTAATGCAGTAGCTACTGTTACTGCATATAGTGAAGAATTTGAACTTATATATGACAATGCTAATATTTTAGATTTTGCTTATGACTTAGATAATGCAGTCGGTAAGCAATTAGATATTTTAGGCAAGATAGTTGGAATTAGTAGAAATGTTCCTTTTTCTGTACCAAAAAAATACTTTGGTTTTAATGGTCATTTAAATTCGTATCCATTTGGAAGTAAATTCAATGTAGTTGTGACTTACCCTTTTAAAAGTAAGTTTGAGATTCCTTATTCAGATGGACAATTAAATGACAATGATTATAGATTTTTCATTAAAGCTAAAATTATCAAAAACTATGCAACATCAAAAAATATAGATTCAAGCAATTTATCAATTCAAAATGCAGTAGATTATTTATTTAATAGTAAAGCATATATTGTTGATAATAAAGATATGACAATGACTCTTTATATTGATAGCAGTTATGATAGTTCAAAACTTACATACCTTGAAAATTTAGATTTGTTACCTCGACCACAAGGGGTTAGATATAATACTTTTGTAAGTTATCAAGACGGAATAACATTTGGCTTTAATAGTTTTAATGCTGGACTTGGTAGTAAATTTGCAACATCAGAACCATCTCGATTTGCATATAAAATAATTTAGAAAGGAAAAAAAATGATTGCAAGATTTAATGGAAATGTTGTACCTTTTGCAGATGATGCAACATCAACTAATAGAACTGTATTCGGTGGAACAACTCAATCAGACCTAATTGATGATAATCTAAATACTAACTTCAAAAAAGGTTGGGAAATTGTAGGGTTAAATGATAATCCAACAAGAGAAGATTTTAACGCTATGGGTTATACATTAGGAGCTTTAATTTCATATCTTTATGAAATGGGGATTAGTGAATGGAATGCGTCTCAAAATTATAGAGCTAATTCAAGAGTTATTGGAAGTGATGGGATTATATACAAAGCAAAAACTGGAACAGATTTATCACCAAATGTTAATAATAATCCAACAACGGATACTATGAATTGGGAAATAGATACACAGTTTGATATAAATTCTTTAGTTGCAAAAACTACTCCAATTGATTCTGATAATTTAGCAATTCAAGAAAGTGGTGGATTGTTAAAAAAGTTAAGTTTTGCTAATTTGAAACTATGGATATTATCTTTGTTTAATCCAACTCTAACTGGAACTGTATCATTTAATTCTACTACTAATAATATCAACTTAACAAATATTGTAACCGATTTAGGTTTAGAAATTGGTGATGTTATTCAGATTAGTGGAGCTGAAGATGTTAAAAATAATAGTGAGTTTACGGTTGAAGTAATTACAGATAATAACAATATAATAGTAAATCAAGCTCACGCAAATAAAGGTACAACTAAAAATGTAGCTACAAGAGCTAGCGATACTGGAGTAACTATTAAATTGTTGGCTAAATGGTATAACGCTTCGGTTGGATTGGGTCAAGACTGGGTGAATGTTGCAGCTAGTAGAGCTATTGCTACTGATTATATGGGACATCCAAATAGAAGTATTCTTGTTAATATTTCAGGGGGAAATACGAATATTAATGATATTCACATGCTAGTAAGTGGAACAATAGTAGGATATGCGTATGCTAATGAAGCTGTTGCCTCTAGTATCAAAACTATAAGTGCGATTATCTCTCCAGCAGCAATATATAGGTGTGATGCACCAAGTGCTGGTGTATTTAATGGTTGGGTAGAATTAAGATAATGGGGAACAAAATGAAATACATAATTAATTACAACGAACAAGGCAAAATATTAGGTTTTGCAAAAGGCGATACAAATTTAAACATAGAAGTATCAAATGCTATTTGGTTTGAAGCACAGGGCTATAATAAAATCATAATCGATGGTGAAAATATTAGCTTTGATAAAGTAGACTGGAGAACTCCAGAAGAGATTGATGGTATTAGAATCCAACAAATAGAAGCTAAATGTAATCAAGCAATAGAAGCGATTTATCCAATCTATAAACAGATAAATATAATTAATCTATTGACACCATATACAGTAGAAGATAGAGAGGCTATGAAAGCTTTTATAGATAGTAAGCGAGCTATTTGTCATAAAGCTATTGCAGATGGTACTAAAGCGGAAGATGTAGATTTTAGCAATGAATCTTAATCTGGTAGCTTTATTTTGTTTAGGGGCTTTTTTTAGCTTTTTATCGTACTTAGTAACAACTTTGGAAAATAAATTATTCAAGAGGTTGGGAAAATCAAGAGTTAGTTTACGGATTGTTTCAAGGGCTGTTTTTTACCTATGTTATAATAAGTAATATTATATAAATAGGGTTTTAAATGGATGATTTACTTACAAGGATTTTGGGCTTCTCGGGAGTCACACTAATTGGGCTTTTAATATGGAATTTAAAGCGAACAATAGAACAAAGAGATGTTAGGCTAGACTCAATCGAAAAAGATATACACACGATAAAGGAAGAGCTACCAAAAGATTATGTAAGTAAAGTCGATTATAAATCAGACATTAAAGATTTAAAAAGTGGAATTGATGATATTAGACGGTATATTATGGATGATAAAGTAAGGAGATGATAATGGGAATATTAAGCAACATTTTCGGAACTGGTGAAGTAATTAAAAAGGGATTAGAATTAATAGATGAAGCTTGGACTTCAGATGAAGAAAAAGCAGATAATGAAGTAAAAATCATTGAAGCAAAAACAAATGCAAAAGCTACTCTTTTAAATGCATATGCACCTTTTAAATTAGCTCAAAGGTACTTAGCTTTGATGTTTACTTTTGTTTATTTATTTATTATGATAAATGGAATTTTAGGTGCTTTGTATGGTTGGGTAAATATGGAAAATGTAAGAGAATCATTGAAATTCGCGAATGAAATGTGGCTGGGGGAAATAATGATAACAATTGTTGCCTTTTATTTCGGTTCAGGGATGATTGAGTCAGTAGGAAGAACAAAAAAAAGTACAAATTAAGCCCACTTGTAGTATAATTATATCAATTTAAAAAAAAGGTATTATTGTGATTGATATAATAGGTTATGAGGGAATATATAAGATTAGTAAAGATGGGATAGTTTATTCTTGTAGAAGTAATAAAGAACTAAAAGGCTTCAATAAAAATGGAGACCCATTAAATTATAAAAGAGTAGAACTCCAACTTAATGGTAAAAAAAGAAAATTTCAAGTTCATAGACTAGTAGCAGAAGCTTATATTATTAATGAAGAAAATAAGCCATATGTCAATCATATAAATGGAATTAAAATAGACAATAGAGTTGAAAATCTAGAATGGTGTACGCAACAAGAAAACCAAATTCACGCATATAAAAGTAATTTACAATTTCCAAATAATGGTGTTAAATTTTCAAATAATACTTCAGGATATGTAGGAGTAACAAAGTGTGGCAAAAAATGGAAAGCACAAATAAGACATAATAATATTCTTATTTATTTAGGAGTGTATGATGATAAAGAAAAAGCATACGAAATATATATGGAAAAATTAAAAGAAATAATCTTATAAGAAAAAAGGAAAAAAATGTATAGTTTTAGCAAAAGAAGTTTAGACAATCTAAAAAATGCAGATAAAAGGTTAGTTGATATTTGTAATGAACTAATCAAAATTACTGATTTTACAGTTATAGAAGGTCATAGAAGTTTAGAAAGACAAAAAGAACTATATGATAAAGGATTTAGTAAAATAGATGGTATAAGCAAGAAGGGAAAACATAATTATTTTCCATCTTTAGCTATTGATATTATTCCGTTTAAAAAAGGTCACAATCCTTTCGATGGTTCAAAAGAATCAGATTTAATGTTTGATGAACTAGCAAAACAATTTAAAGAAGTAGCCATACAATTAGGAATAAATATCACTTGGGGCGGTGACTGGAAATTTATAGATAAACCACATTGGCAACTATAAATGGAAAATTTAAAAGTGGCTGGAAAAATAGAGCTTTAAAATATTAATATTATTTTAAGAATAAAGTAATATAATAGCGTTGTACCTTTTGGTATATGTCTAAACTCATTCTCTTGAATTTTTACTAAGGAAGTTATCTAAGATTTAGAATCTTGTAACTTCCTTTTTTTATGCACTTAGTTTCTGATAATTAACTTTTAAATCTTGTATTGCTTCCTGACTAATATTATTTAGCTTAGTTTCAATGTTATTAATTATCTTTAAAGCTGTGTTGTAAGAAATATTTAATGTACTTAACATTTGAGCTGGAATACCTACAAGTTTTGCTAATTTGCCTAATTTTCCTTTAGCACCTGATTCAATAATTAAAGCTTCAAGGTCTATGACTAATTGTTGAGCATATACAATTGTATTATTAACTTCTTCTTCATATCTTAACATTTCCATTACATCTTGATAATCAAAATAACCCCAAACAGATTGAACTAAATATTTTTTATTTTTA